GCACTTTCTTCGATTTAACTTCTTTATCAAGTAACTTATCTAAGAACTGTGTGCCACGCTTTTGATTGTAATCGTAATTTATATTTTCTAAAATATATAAATCTGATTTGGTTTGTTTTTTGTTAAATGCTTTAAGTGCATCTTGCGCTTCTACGTACTCTGGCTCAAAAACTGTATTAGAACTAACACAATTGTAATTGTACTTCTCCATTAACGTCCATCTAGTATCGTGTAACTTACGTTGTTCGTTAAATAAGTCTGTGTAGTAAGTGAATGATGCTTTTCTCCATGTTGCTAAGAAAGTGTCGATTGCGTTTGTGTTTTGCATTTTTGTAATTCCTTTTTTTATTCTTATACTGCGTATTATACCATAAAAAAGTGATTTGTGCAAGTATATTTTACAACAACACAATAAAAAAGCACCCCGAAAGGTGCTTTGTGATAGGATTTTGGCAAAAATTAGAAAATCTTCAACAGAATTAGATTCTCATTGAATCTACCTGACGTTTTTATCTCAACTGCCTTAATATTCTTAAAAAACTTCCTAGTATTTGGTTTACTAGACTTCATGAACTCTTTTAACTGTTCTTTTGGCTTCCGAAGGGTCTTAATACATGACTCAGATGCGCTAAATCCAATGATTGAACTGTTTTTAACAGTTAGCCCACCTGATAACTCATCTGCCTTGTAATAGTGTAATTTTCGCTTCTTAGTGTCGTACACAAACATCTCTTTAGACTCAGGAATTTTAGTTGGTGATAAACTCTTTAACCCCAACTCACTAAACTCTTTCATGTACTTCAATTTACCTACCAATTTAGCAATAGGTACTGCTTTTCGCTTTGGTTTCGCTCTAGTTGACTTCTTGTACGTCACATAACTATGTAAATCATGTATCACCAATTCACAGAACTTAATTAGATTACGTATTTGTAACTTACCAAAATTACTGTACGATTCTAGTAAGTCTTTATCTTCCGTGGTTTGCAATTCTTCGTATTCTTTCTTTTGCTTCTCCCACGGGTCAAGCAATAATGAAACATGCTGTGGTAACATCGTCGACAACATTAATGTGCCAATTGGTTTAATCTTATGCTTTGCTTGAACACCATCACTGATGTAATCATCTAATAAACCTTCCAAATCCCCACCAACAATCATTGCTTTCATCTGCATGATTTCTTGAACGTTTGGTTTCTTTGGGGAATTCTCTATTTTCTCATCATTAGTTTTTTTCACTTCTTTTGCGACGACAACCAATCTATCTATTTCGGCATTGATGGTATCAATCTCATCATCCAACAAAATGAAACCATTCATTGACATCTTTATAATCCATGCAACACTTTTATTGAATTGATGGTCATGTACTTTTTTGATTAAGTTAATATTTGGATTTTTATTTTTAGTTAGGTATTCACATACCATCACCTTTGCTTCTTTGTATCCATTGAAGTAATTGTAGTAATTAAACGTTTTAATTTTGACGATACTTCTATCATCATCCAATGGTTGTGATGTTTCATCCCACGATGGTTCGGCACCAATGCCCTTTTGGTCTAATGTTTTTCCTCTTGCCATTCTTGTATGTGTAATTTTAAGTTTATTTTAGTAATTAGTTATCAAAATGTAATATTTTATGCAATTAATCCTACAATAAACTCACAATTTAACAAAAATGGTAAGAATAGTTCTGCATAAATACATGAATAAGAATTCATTTACATGATATGCCTAGATTAAGTTTATACCGCCAAAATAAAACGAGTGATTACAGATTCTTAGATAGAACTATCGCGGAAATGTACACGGTTGGTGGCATTGACATATTCATACACAAATATTTAGGTCCAACTCCGACAGGAGATGCTACTATATCACCAAGTGCTGAAAATTTCGATGCTACCCAACCAGGGTCAACAACAACAGACCCTACCTTTATTGAAGATTTATTACTTCTTGAAAACAGAGACAGAAGTTATGATTCCGATGTGTACCAAATGCGTGGTGTTTATAATATCCAAGATATCGACTTCGATTTAAGTCAATTCGGCTTATTCCTACAACAAGATACTTTATTCATTACGTTCCATTACAATAACATGATTGATACAATGGCACGTAAGTTGATGGCTGGTGATGTTATTGAAGTTCCCAACTTAAAAGATTTTCACCCACTAGATACATCTATACAAACTGCATTGCCGAAATTGTATGTAGTGCAAGATGCATCATTTGCCAGTGAGGGTTTTAGCCAAACATGGCAACCACACTTATGGCGTGTTAAAGCGACTCCACTAGTAGGTAGTCAAGAATACAAAAGTGTTTTGGATATATATGCCAACCCTGCTGATGCGGATGGAAATATATGCGATAGTGTAGATAGTATTAATATAACCGTCGATAGTGATTTATTCACAGCAGATGATTATTCTGCGGGAACAATTAACGACTTAATAAGCACACATAATAAGAATACAGAAATTAATGAGGCAATTGTAACACAAGCAGTTGCTGAGTTACCACTTAGTGGTTACGATGTTAGTAAATTCTACATAGAACCTGTCGGGGGTGATAATATTCCCGATGATAGTCATGGAGTCTCGGTTGACAACACGTTGCATACTGCTGACTCGGACAAAACCAAAGCAGACAAGTCATCAATAACACCTGTCGCCAATGGTTGGTTAACCGGATACCTAACAGGTAACTCACTACCACCAAATGGCTTACCCGTCACACCAGGTACTGTATTTCCATCGAATGCATTAGTAGGCGACTACGTACTTCGTTTAGACTACTTCCCGAATAGATTATTCAGATTCGATGGTAACCGTTGGATTAAAGTAGAGGATAACGTAAGAACTAACCTAACTCCTGATGCATCAGATAATAAGACTCAGCGCAATAAGTTCGTAAATAACACAGATACACTAAGGACTAAAGAGCGTGGGGATATTCCTACACTACAAGGACTTAGTGATTTATTACGTCCTTCGGCAGATAATTAGAGAATAACATGGCAACACAATTTCATTACGATGCACAAATTAGACGATTTCTATTACAATTCACTAGAATGTTTAGTCATTATCAAGTGGAGTACGGCAAAGACGACAGTGGCAATCCAACATATCTAACTGTACCCATTAGATACGGTGATGCGTCAAGACAAGTACAACATATCATTCAAAACAACTCACAAAGTAGCATTTTAAATGTTCCTATGATGTCATTTCATATTAGTGGGTTAACATACGCTAGAGATAGAGTACAAGACCCACAATTTGTGGGTAAAGTACAAGTTAGACAACGTGAGTACAATAGTAGCACAGAAACATACGAATCAACACAGGGAAATGCATTCACTGTTGAACGTGCGATGCCTTCGCCATATGATTTAAATATATCATTGGATATATGGACTAGTAATACTCAGCAGAAATTACAAATAATTGAGCAAATATTACCACTATTTAATCCAAGTTTAGAAATACAAAGTACGGACAATTACTTAGATTGGACTAGTTTGAGTGTAGTTGAATTAAATGATGTTAATTGGAGTTCACGTTCGGTTCCTGTAGGAACAGATGAACCAATAGATGTTGCTACATTACAATTCACAGTTCCTATATGGATTAGTTTACCTGCACGTGTTACTAAGATGGGTGTGATTCACAAAATCATATCTAGTGTGTTTGATGACAACGACATTGCCAATTTTGACCCATTGAATAGTGATGATATACTACTAGGAACAAGAGCAAAAATTACACCACATGGTTATCAACTATTACTAATAGGAAACCAACTACAGATTCTCAAAGCAAATGATATAGAAAACGTTAAAAATACATCATTCGACCCAATCACAACACAAGTTAGTAATATTAGTTGGAAAGCGGTAGTAGAGGAATACGGTGAACTTAAAAGCGGTATTAGTCAAATGAGATTAACAAACGATACCACAGGCAATGAGATAATAGGAACAATTGCATTTCATCCAACGGATGACAATATTATGCTATTCACTGTTGATGTTGATACCGTTCCCGCGAATACAGTATCAGCAATTGATGCAGTTGTGAATCCTTTGCGTAGTGGACCAGGTGTGCTTACAGGAAAAACGACATTTCCAAGTGCTATCACAGGACAAAGATACTTATTAACCGAAAGTACAGGGGATGTTAATAATCCAGCAAATGACGTTGCTACTGCTTGGAAAGGTACAAATGATGTACAATTAATTGCAAACACAAATGACATCATTGAATACAATGGTTCTAATTGGGATGTTGTGTTTGATGCAAGTGACTTATCTAATAAAGATTACGTTACAAACATAACAACTGGGTTGCAATACAAGTGGAATGGTACACAATGGGTGCGTTCGGTAGAAGGTGTTTATCCAGGTGGTGAGTGGAGTTTAGTATTATAAAAGAAGCAGTTGGTGTATGGTTTTTTGCACAAAGTACACAGCGTTATCTGTACTTGTTACGCAATGACATAAAGTATCCAGAACGTTGGGGATTGCCAGGTGGAAAGGTTGAAGGGAATGAAACCTTAATGGATGCAATTACCAGAGAATGCACAGAGGAAATGGGAGATATACCAACGTACACTAAACTAATCCCAATAGAAAAATTCACAAGTCCAAATAATAACTTCTTCTACCACACATTTTTCTGTTTATTAGATGACGAATTTATTCCTGTGTTAAACCATGAGCACATTGGATATGCTTGGATTAATAAAGGAGCCATACCTAAACCATTGCACCCTGGATTATGGGCTACATTAAAAATAGACGAAATCTATCAAAGAATTAAAACTGTAGAGGAACTGTACTCTTAAGAAATATCAGCGTATGACACGTACTCTTGTATTGTCA